CCACACTTTAACACTGAGGCATACTTTGATTCAGAAGACATAGAAAAATGTGAGGATGCTAATTTGAGGTCGCTACCGACTACACTTAAACATACATTTGCAGAAGATGAAGACATCTTTGCTGGATTTGATGTGGGTAAAAAAAGACACCCATCACATTTAGTTGTATTCAGAAGGAAGGGTGAGAGGATAGAACAAATTCATCAGTCGTGGTTAGATGGTTGGGATTATTCTGAACAGATAGTTTATCTTAATGAAGTAGCTGAGAACTTTGGACTTAGCAAAGGATATATAGATAATACTAGAGGTGAGTTAGAAGATAGAGGATTACATAGAACATGGTATCCTTTAGCATTTACTTTAAAATCTAAGAATAATATGGCACATATCTTTGAAGAGTATGTACATTCTGGGAACTTATTCTTAATTCAAGACCACAGGCAACGTCAACAAATACTGTCTGTGAACAATGAATTAAAAGCTCCTGAAACTCCGATGGGACACGGGGATGCGTTTTTTTCTATCGCTATGGCTTTACAAGCGGCTTACGAAACTGGTATATTTAGGATGCAAACTATTGGAAGTATGCAAGAATTTGCAAATGAATTGGAACCACCAGTTGGTAAACCGAAAGATAGCCAAAAATCATTATTGGATTTCCCAAAAAATGAGTATAATAATAACAGCGATTCTTCTTCGGAATCAGGTGCTCCCAATCCATTGTGTACAGAAGATGTATGCAATCCAGCATTCTGGATTCCAAAAAGAAAATTATGCTTACACTGCAATTATAGAGGACAATTATAGGAGGACTACATTGGTTACATTAACACAACAAGCAGAAACAGTTGCGTCAAAAAGATACTATCTAAAAGACGAATCAGGAGAACCTGAAGAAAATGCAAATGCATTATTAAAAAGAGTGGCTAAGGCGATAGCTTCTTCTGAAAAATTGTATGGAAAAACAGATGCTGATATACAGCTTACTGAAAAAGAATTTTATGACATGATGACAGAGTTAAATTTTATACCTAACTCTCCGACACTAATGAATGCCGGCACAGAACAAGGTACGTTGTCTGCGTGTTTTGTACTACCTTTAGAAGATAGTATGGAAGACATTATGAAAGCAGCTCACGACATAGCTATGGTACAAAAGTTTGGGGGAGGTACGGGTTTTGCTTTGAGTAAGTTACGCCCAAAAGGTGATAAGATAAAGACAACTCATGGTATTGCATGTGGTCCAATACAAGTATTACAAACACTATCTAGAGTATCATCCATGATTACTCAAGGCGGTAAAAGAGATGGTGCAAACATGGCAGTGATGTCAGTATACCATCCAGATATATTAGAGTTTATTGACTGTAAAAAAGTAGAGGGGGATATACACAACTTCAACATATCAGTAGGTGTAGATTCTAACTTTATGAAAGCAGTAGAAGCTAATCTTAATTACCCTTTAATTAATCCAAAGAGTAAACAAGTAGTTGGTGAACTAAATGCAAAAGAAGTATTTGACAAAATGGTGTATGGTGCATGGAGAAATGGTGAACCGGGTATGATTTTCTTAGATGAAGTAAATAAAGATAATCACGTCACAGAAGAATATGGCGAAATGATTGCTACTAATCCTTGTGGTGAACAACCATTATTAGGAAATGAATCTTGTAATTTAGGCTCAATAAATTTAGCTAAGTTTGTATACACTAAAGAAGTAAGACCTTACATTAACTGGGAAGGATTACGTTCTACAATTGTAACAGCTACAAGATTCCTAGACAATGTAATAGATGCTAATAAGTATGCAACCCCTGAAATAGAAAAAATGACTAAATCTACAAGAAAAATTGGTTTAGGTATTATGGGATTTGCAGATATGCTCACACAATTAAGAGTGCCTTATAATTCTAAAGAAGGTAGAAAGATAGGTTCTGATATAATGAGGTTTTTAAAGACTCATGCAGACCAATCTTCTATAGCATTAGCAGAAGAAAGAGGAACTTTCCCGGCATGGGATAACAGTGATTACGGCGAAGATGAAAAATATAGAAACGCGTGTCGATTAACTGTAGCCCCTACAGGAACTATCTCTATGTTTGCGGATGCATCTAGTGGTGTAGAACCATTGTTCTCCTTAGCATACAGAAAGATGAACATATTAGAAGGGGAGACACTCTATTATGTAAATAAATACTTTGAACAAGATGCTAAAAAGATGGGTTTTTATTCAGAAGACCTTATGGAATACTTATCTGATGGTGGTTCATTAAAAGATAGACCTGAAGTACCTGAAGAAATAAAAGAAATCTACACTACAGCACCTGAAATATCCCCTGAATCACATGTAGGAATGCAAGCAGCTTTCCAAGAACACTGCGACTCCGGGATATCTAAGACGATAAACTTCGCAAATGATGCTACAATAGAAGATGTGTATACAACTTATATGCTAGCTTGGAAGACTAAATGCAAAGGAATTACAGTTTACAGAGCTGGTAGTAGAGACAAGGAAGTGTTGGTAACAGCACACAAAACTGAAGAAAAAGAAACGTCTGAACCACAACTTAGTTTCTTTGATGCACCAGAAATAGCTGTTCAGGAAGACTATGATTGTTGTGAATCAGCTAAAGTTGTAATGGAATCTGGTTGTGAGACATGTAAGACTTGTGGGTGGAGTGCTTGTCATATAGCATAAAATTCACAAATTTATAAAAAAACAGTATAATAATAGTAGGAGAAAAGATATGCCGATAGGTAATATGTTAAGAGATAGACAAGAACAGTATGTCGCACAAAAAGATGGTGCGGGTACTTGGAGAATACTTGATACTTGGCACGAGGATTTGACAAAGTTAAACCCAGAAGATGAAATAGATGACTCAAGTGAGGCGGTAACTGTTTTATCTGAAGGAGGATTTCTAGCTTTAGTTAGAGAAGCTACTAGATTGGGAGTATTACAAAATGCTGCTATGATAGAAAATGAAGCTTTGGCTGACCAAGTGACAGATTTAAAAGAAGAAAATAGTAAATTACAACTACAACTTGATACTACCCCTGCAGTTCAAGTTACTCACGAAGAAAAAGCAGGGTTGAAACAACATGCAATAGACACCATAGCAAAGATAGTAGCTATAGATAGTGTTGAAATAACTAAGGAATAAGTATGAAATTAGGAGATTATCTTCCAGAAGTTCCTGAAATGGCAAAACAAATGGGGCAATTAGGCTCTCAGATGGAAATATTTAACGAATTAATGTTAAGTAAATCAGCTGGAGAAACAGGTAGTGGACCTACATTTGGTGTAGATTATATAGTAAATTCTTATATACGAAATCAATTAGCGTATCGTAAACAACTTGTACAAGATTTACAAACAATAGCATACACCTGTGAAGAATTACGAGCCCCTATAATGCATATTACAGGGGAAGTATTTAGAAGAGGTATCAAAATTGAACCTACCGTCACTGACCCTGACAAGTCTCAAATTAAAAGACTACAGAGTTTTATGGATGATTGTAACCTTTTTGACCAAGGGCTTGAAGAAGTATTAAGACAGTTTCATTGGGATTTAAATACTGTAGATGATGCATTTTTGTATTTTGCTAAAGAATATTACGATGCAGGTGATGGTAAATTAAATTCAAGGGTGACAGAAATTAGAAGAATTAATCCAGCATTAATAGAATATGACCTAGACGAGACAGGATTACCTAAGAACTCTCATTTCTTCTGCCCTTTACACAGACAGCATATATCAGAATCACCAGAAGAATGTTCTGAAGAAGGTTGTGAACAAGAAAAACAAGCTGCAATGTACAGATACCTATATAGGACTGAGGTTCACTACTTCTTAGATACAGAAGTGGTGCATCTGTCTAAATTTAATCCAACAGAAACTTATGGTTGGTCTCCTGTATTAACAATATTTGAAAAAGCTCTCACACTTATAGGTATGGATAGAAACTTATATAGGTATTTCTTTGAAAGAAAGATGCCTGCATCTATGGTTATGGTAACTACAGATGACCCTGAAAGCTTAAAAAGGGAAAGGGAAGCTATCGCTGCAAAAGTAAGACAAGACCCTAACTATATACCAATGGTTGCTGTATCATCTAGGACTAATAGAGGTAGAGTTGACATGGTTAGGATGTTCCACACTTTACAAGAGATGGATTACTTACCTGTAAGAGCTGAAATAAGAGAAAGAGTATCTGCAATATATGGTGTATCACCAGTATTCCAAGGTGCTCCTGATTCTTTTGGCGGGCTTTCTCAACAAACTACACAATTAACTGTGATGAGTCGAGTAGTAGAAAGAGACCAAAGACAAATCATGGAGAAAGTATTTACTGCTATATTAGATAATTTTGGTGTAACTGATTACAAATTAGTATTACCAAATCCTGAAGAAAAAGCAGAAGCGACTAGAATATCACATGCTCAACAGAGAACAGGTATTGCTAATCAATTACTTCAAATGGGCTTTGATGTTGAACTTAAGGATAATAAGGTAGACTTAATGGAAGTAGACTTTATAATAAGTGGTGAACCTGTACCTAATACACAAATGCAGGGTGAGATGACTGCTATACAATTAGACCAACAGCAGCAACAAGCAGCTATTCAGGAAGCTCAAGCTACGGCTCAAATGGAGCAGGGTGAAAGTCAAGCAACACAAGAGGAAGGCGAAGGGGAAGAAACTGAAAAGAGTTTGGAAAAAAATGTATTAAACTCTGATGTTAGAAGTCAACCTTTACAACAACCTTTTGCTAATATGAATACTGCAGTTCCAAAAGGTAAAGGTAAATTTCAAGGAAGGACTGCGGGTAGAACCCCAGACCACAATGATAAGACCCCTTTAGAAGAACGGGACATAGAAGAATACGCAGAAGCTAGAGAGAAAAAATTTGAAGATAGGATGTATGGTTTAACTAAAACATCCACATGGACAGATAGTTTAGCTGACCAAGGTTTTATGTACCCTATAATTAAAGAGGTATCCCCTGATGGTAACACACTATGGTTTATAGAAAATGGTGTAGATTATACAGGAAAGTTAACAGTTAATGGTGTAACCGATATAAGT